TAGCGCGCCATCACCTCAGGTGGGATTTGAACCTGAGAAGTGGTCGTTGAAGTTTTCTTACCCACAGCCGTTCCCCATTCAGGTTTTGCCAGTCATACCAGTTTTTGCTCCGTACAGGAAGTACACACCCGACGGTTCACCAAATACACGCTCGTAAAGGCGCATCTTAGCAGCTGTGCGGCTGCTGGACAGAACCCCGATGGAGAGGGGAAGCTGGAGTGCATCCGATACTTGCTTCGCGAATTCCGCAAGCTTTCTGGCCCTGCCACCTTTGGCGGATCGGAACTGCGGGTCAACAAAAATAGCCTTTTCCTCGATGATCTGTTCCTTGCTGTACCACATCTCTCCGATGTTCAGCAGGATTGCCCCCTCAAGACCGCCCCCGACCGGGCCGATGACCCCGATGATGCCGGGAATTTGCTTGCTCAGGACGCCGTAGATCGGCGATGCAAGCTTACCCATGTCCGGAGAGGTGAGCGCGTTCTCCTCTGTCGCCTCGATGGCGAGACGCATGACCTCGTCAAAATCATCGACGACGCCAGTCCGAACTTCGATTTCCATAATGCTAATCCTTTTTCGGACCCGGCAGCCCTTGCAGGGTCTTGATGGTCTTTTCTCTCATTTTCTTCACGAAGACATCAAGGATTTTGTGCCCGTGGTCGATGTCCCCGCTGCCGAGATGCATCACGTCTTCTGGTGGGATCACGTACTCACCACCGGCGGCCACGATAGGCACGGCATCCGTAGCGCCACCGGCGGCGTAGCTCTGGCTGTACGGGGTGTACATGTCGTTCAGTTCAGTCTTTGCAGCTGGTGCCTGCGCCTGCGGGCGTGAGCCACCCATGATGCCGCCAAGGGACGGCTTTGCCGCAGCCGGTGCCGGTGCAGCGAGGGACGTCCCGTTGCCACTGCCGCTGAAGGCAACCTTCTTCAGAAGTTCGTACCCGACGTCACCACCAGCCGCCTTCTTCGGAGACGGGACGCCATAGGGCATGCCGCTTGCACCGTACGGAAGACTGCCTGTGGATTGCCCATAGGGGCCGGGGGCTGAGAAAATGTTCTTCGCCACTTTGAACCCAGCCATGGAGTTGCCTTCGCCCATGGCGGAAATGATGTCTGCTGGGATCACGTACGAACCGGATGCCACATGCATAGGCAGGTGGTCTGTCCGACCAGCCACACTGCTGTGGATCGGCCCCTTGTGGGTCTTGGTCTTCGTTTTCCCGCCGCGCGCCAGATCGACCGCATTGCTGATGACAGTGTCGTTCATGGTGACCTCACGAATAGCTGACGGTGACGACCTGCCCGGCTCCGGGCGTGACCACAATTCCGTTCTCGACTGGGATTTTGACCTCAGTGACCCCAACAATGTTTGGGATGACAAAGATTTTCGGGGCGGTGGCGGACGATACGGATGCGTCATAGATGGAACCGACCGCACCGGCTGTCGTGACGACAACTCTGGCCAGCCTGCCTTGACCGGTTAGGACGAGCGTCGCCGTGCTGATCTCTCTTGAGACGCGAGACCCGGATACCTGAAGGTATGTCTGGCCCAGACCATTGATGGCCGTCACGATGTTTTTCGCAGCTGTGAGGATATCAGAGATCGAAGACATCAGAACTTCCCATCTTGCTGAATGCGGTATCGAATATTTCCAAGTCTCCAGAACGAGGCGACGTCATTGCTGGATATCTCGATGGCGATCAGTCTCGCTCTGATCCTTGGTGTGATGTAGTCGGTGGACTGGGTAACCAGATACGGCCCATGCACCGTGGGCGGCAGGCCCGGATAGTCGGTCGTGTAGAACGTGATGGAGACGTCGGCGCTGGCAATGCCGTTGTAATACCCCCATTTCATGTCTGGCCACAGCTGATCGAGGAACGTCTTTTCGTCCCCTTCAGCAAGGGCAAAGTAGCCAGTCTTGAAGCTGGAGTTCATCGGCAGGCCGTCAGCGTCAGGGGACGTTTCGTGCTGGTAGATGAAGAAGTCGCTGCCAGCGCCAATGGGCGGCCCGAAGACGCTCTGGTCGATCCAAGCCGTGCGGGCAAGCGTTCCAAAGTCCCACTGGCCTGTCAGCGTGTTGTACTTGACGTATTTTGTGGGGACGCCGCCGGAACCGGTCGTCGGGTAGAACCACGACACTTCCCCGAACCTGCTGTTGGGAGCGCATCGTACGTTCTGCCAGTATGCCGTGTCGATGTCTTGGAAGATCACGTCCCAGATCGGGCACTGGATTGGCTCCGGGCCGCCGCTGGACAGGCGGAAAAACTGGCTCTGGGACATCCAATAGACGACGCCCGACATGGTTGAGGCAGCCTTGCGACCCACCAGACCGCAGCCGGTGCCGATCTCGTTGAAGGAGTAGATGAACGGCTGGCTGATGTACTGCATCGACCAGAGCGCGATGTCGGTCCACAGCAAGCTTTGCTGAGGCCCCTGCAGGCCACCGACGATCATAGACCCCTTGGGAATGCGGTACGAACCGGCTTGGTTAGTGACAGTGCCGACCCAGCTGGAGAAGTTCCCCACGTCGCACCAGCGGACCAGAAGCGGGTCTTGGATGCCGTTGAAGGTCGATCCGTAGGCAATGACCTGACGCTCTGGCATCGAGATGAACATGCCCTCATTCACCAACGGGGCGTTCGGCATGATGTCGCAGTGGTCTGAGCCGCTGGCGGTGTTCCAATAGAAGATCGACCCCATGTGCGGACACGCCACAAGGTATTCGCCCCAATTGTCGAGGGACCAGTCTGTCGTGCCTTCAAACGCCCACCGGTTGACCTTCAGCGTCCCGGCGACCGTCTGCACGCCCAGCGTTGTTGGGATGGTGAAGGTGAAGGTGCTGGAGGATGTGCCAGCCGTGGCGGACGTCACCGCCCACGTGCCGTTGTACCCGGCTGGGGTGGTGCCAGCGATGGTGATTACCGATCCGGGCGTGAGGTAGACGCTGGTCGGCACCGTGGCCGTGGCGACCGTTCCCACCATGGTTATGGAAGTCGGGATGTAAGTGCGCCCGCCGACGAACGACCCGCCGCTGAAGCCGCCAAATCCATAGAAACCGGCACCATATCCCACCGGTGGAGGAACCGCCTGCTGGCCGGTGTAGTAGATGATCCGGGCGTTGCCTCCATTCATGAAGACAGAGGCCGTGGAGGTTGCTGCATATGGAGCGGCGATGACGAAGGTGTTGGCGGTTACAGCTGGCGTTTCCTGAATGACGTAGTTGCCGTACAGGGTCACGCCGCCGACCGTGGTCGAGATCAGGATGGCAAATGTCGAACCAGCCGTGAGGCCGTGGTTTGGCAGTGTAACGAGGACGTTGATGTCTCCGGTGCTGGTGTCGAACTCCGGAACGACGCCACCAGATGCAGGGGCCGTCGCAGGAACGGATGCGCCAAGGATGTTTACGGAATTGATCAGGTACGCATCATCGTTGAACGCCGTGGTCTTGTAGAAGCCGGACAGGATCAGGCCGCCGACGCTGATCGGTGTCACGATGTATATAGCATCGTACGATGTCACAAACGATCCGATATCGTTGACCGTGACCGACGATGACCCACTCACCGTGTCGACGTCTACGATGGGGTTTGCGGTGTAGTACATTGGAGATCGGTTCAGGATCGCCCCTGCGCTTTCGCTGGTGAAAACCCCATCCTCAGCACCCATCGCCAAGAACGAATTGCTGTTCGTATCGGCCCAAGCATGCAGCGCCCTGACCGTGTCCGTGAGCGGCAGAGACAGAAACTTCGTCCATCCACCAAGCTTCTGGGGCAGGGCAGTGCCATTCCGATCTGGAACGAACCGGATCAGGTTGCTTTCGGAGATCGCAGCTTCGTTCAGCGCGGGGGTACGGTTCTGATCGACGCCGGGGATCAGCTTCAGTGACGCGTGCGGCATGTCTTATCCCCTTGTCGGCGAGGCGACCGGTGCTGGGGACTGCGACGTCCAGCCCGGTCCTTCGAACTTCTTGCGGGCTTCCTCGACCGCAGCGCCGCTGAGGAGGGCCTTGTACTGCCCCTCGTAGCTCTGTGCCATCTGCGGATCGTCGGACTGGCGGCCAAAGTTCCGCTGGTACGCAGAGATGTAGATCATCGATGCCATGATGAAGAGATCGGGCAGGTACTGGCTGATGAACGTCGGGCTGTTTGCCAGAGACAGAGTGTTGGGTCGGTACGTCGCCACCACTTCCACGCTGTACGCGGCGTCAGGGACAGGCCCGACGAAGAACAGGTTCTCGTTGAACGGCGCAAAGTACTTCGGCTGCCCACGGTTGGCAGATGCGTTCGATCCATACACCGCGTCCAGAAATTCCTTCGTGACCGGCAGGAGCGGCACGCGGGACGCCGTCGGGTCGTCCGGGTTGTCGACACCAACCGGCAGGATCAGGTTCAGCTGTTCAGTCACGACGATGGAGCCGCTGTTGTCCGGAAGCGTCATCGGGAAGGTAAGGTTTCTGTTCCCGGCGGCCAGCCCGATGGTGGGGCCATAGATCGACGTGGAGGTGAACATCAGATCGAGATCGCGATAGATG